GCTGTACGCGTGTAGATCGTGTGGGGTTTGTTTAACGTGTCGGGTAGTCATTGGGGCCTATCGGGTTGGTTGAGTTATCGGTGAGCCTAGTACGGGTCTACCTGCCCGTGTGGGTGCCACCTAGCCACACTCCCGACCTTTGTTTATTGTCGCGGTTCACGACGCCATTTAATTACTGCTCAAGCGTCTTACACCCACGCCATGCGGTCGTGCTGTTTAGCTATGAAATGGGGCGCGCTTGTCTACCCACGCTTGCCGTGTGTTACCCGTCACCATGCAACCGGTGTAGGTCGTGCGTCTATCGGTTTTAGTGTTTGCGTATGCCTTGAAGTATCGCAATGCCTAGCGAGATTAGCAGCGCGTACCATGCCATTAACAGCATTAGTTTAGCTTTGCCATTAGGGCTATTAGATCGTTTAACGCGGCCTGTAGTTTGTCGCAATACTGCCTAAGTGTGTAATCCAGTTCGCTAAAGTCTGTGCTTACGTTGCGGTATTCGTCTATCTGTGCCTGTAGGCGCGCTATGTCTGCGTTTATGGCCACGCTACTTAGCTCTCGGTATGTTTTTTAGGCGGCCTATTTCGTCGCTGGCCTCGGTAAATGTGATGCCAGCTGCGGGCGCTGGTAGCCCTCGCTCGGTAAGCATTGTATTTAGTAACCGTAGCTGTGCGTCTGTTGCTAGCCCTCGGGGTTTGTCGCTGTTGACATGGGGGTAATGGGGCGATGCTGGCGCTGCTGTAGCTCTCGAGCCAACCGCTGCCCGTTCGGGTGATGGTTTGTCGTTAGCGGGGTAACCGGGGCGGTATTCGCCCGGCTTCATAGGCTCAGTAGACGGGTGATTATTGCCCTGTGCTGTGCGTACTTCATTCGATGACGCTAGGCCTGTATCTATTCCGAAACCCATGTACCCGAGACAGCGACCGAGCGCCGATGTAGCGCCGTTTTGCTGTTCCGATTCTTTAGTAAACGGTGTACGCCCGGGCCATACTTCCCAACAGTAGGCGCGCCCCGGTAGTAGATCATCGGCCGACCGAAAGACAGTTACGGCGCATTGAATGTAGACGCGTTCGCCGATGGTGATTAGTTCGGGGGCGTCCTCGACTATGCGTAAATCGGGGTGTTTGTGTAGCGCAAGGTTTAGGCGGTGTTTAACGTCTACGTATTCGGATAGGTCAAAACTCACCGGTAGTACCTATCTCGGTCGCGTTGTAGTTTTTCGCGTTCTATCTCGCGGTTCATTCGTCGCATAGCTGCGTAAAACGAATGGCATACCCAACCAAAAAAGACAGCTGTAAAGAATTGGTAGTTACTCATTCTTGAATTACCCATACGGTAGCCATAGCGCCCGTGTCTGTGGGGCGGCGCTGTCCGGTGTCTGTTAACCAGCCCTCAAGATTTAGGTCGCTTACACGCGCTGCCACGGTGTTAAATGGCATTGTTATTAGTTGGCGTATTTCGTGTGCTGTTAGGCCGTCGGGGTGTGCCTTAATGACGTTGTAGATACGTTCGCGGGCGTTACCGGAACGACCAAAAGCGCGCCGGGCGGCGGCCTGACTTACGGGGTTTTTGCCGGGTACCGTGTGGTTGCCGTCTAGTGGTGGCCGTTCGGCTCTGTAGCGCTCTATGGCCTTGCGCATTGCTTCGGCTGTATCTTCTACTTCGGCTGGCATGTCTATTACGATGCGGTCAAATAGTGACGGTTGCGCGGTCATAGTCCCGCCTCATCTATGCGGCGCTCAAGATCCATAGCGAACACGTCGAGATTATTAGCGGCGGCTAAAAGGTCTGCTACTAGTTGGCCATCGTCAAACGCGTGGGTTTGTGCATGTTTGCGTAGGTCACGTGCTAAGAGTGTTAGCGGTTTGTATTGGCTAGCTATTTGCCAGCCGGGTTTATGGTTTGTCATTTTGTCGGGTACCTTTCGTCGGGAAATGTGCAGTCACCATAACAGATTATGAATAGGGCGTGTGTCATTTACCCGAAGTTGCGCGCCAGTTGCCTAAGCCTTTACCACCGTTGTACAACACGGCCGCTACCTTTAGGTTGCAGTCAAGCCTTAACAGCGCTGTAACGACCACAGACGGGCTTACACGGCATGTACGGGCGGTTACGGTGCGCCAACTGCTGTTTATTTGTAGTGCCCCTAAATCGTAGGTGCTGTTACGACGTAGCGCCGATTTGCTGGCAGGGTTACAGCGCGACTCTCGGTACATGATTGGGCCGAAGATTTTAGGCGGTAAGCCGTGGGCCTGTAGTTGCTTGTGGTATTGCGGGCAGTCTTTGACCGGGGCGGCAGTTGCTTGAGCTGGCATCGCAAACGTACATAGCAGTAGTGGTAGTAAAAGTATTTTGGGCATGGTGTTAGCCTTTCGTCGGGTGTTAAAAACCCTAGCGAAACACGCTAGCTATGTGGGGGCAATGCCCTAAAACCCTTACGGCTTAGGCAAACTACGCCAAGCCGCCTCAAATTTGGCAGCGTCGGCGGCCATTTCTTTAGATAGTTCGCAATGAAACCAGCGGGGCGAGCCTTGATAGCTACCGGCGTTATCTGTGGCCGTAAATATCTTTACCCCGGCTTTACCCTCGCCACGCGAGCAGCGGTAGCCCGCGCCGTAGTCGCCGTATGCGTACCAATGCAACTCGACTAAACCTAAACGCTCGGAATGTTGCACCGTCTTACCCTCAATAATTGAGCTACCTAGCAACCAGTCCCAAATAGCGCGCGCTTGCTTTTCGTCTTTGTATTGAACATCGGCGGCCGCCCCGGTGGCGTGTACGGATAGCTGCGGCGGGTTAGCGTCGTTTCGCATATTGCGTACTACATAGGTGCCTAGCGACGTACAGCCGTAACGTCTGCCCATTAGGTCTACTAGCTTGCGTATTCCGGGTGTTTCTTTCCCGCCGTCGTACGCGGGGTAGTAAGGGTATGGGCGGTTTGTCACGGTGCTGGCGGGTCTTTTGGTTTGTCTTTAAGGCCGTTACCAGCTAGCAAACCAATTAGACCACCGGCAAGGGTCATAAGCATGGGAGACAATACGCCCCACGCTGCGGCGTCGTTCGGGGCTTGATCGCCTGACGGCTGCACCACAAATAGCAAACCAAATAGCAGCGACATTATCGAAAGTACAAAACTAACCGTAAGACCTACGCCTACAACCATAATTAGCCGGGCTTTTATTTCTTCGTTTGAGTGTTTTTCTCTCATGGACAGCGCCTCTCAAATGTTCCGTTTGCTTTTGTAGTGTCGCAATTCTCGCGCACACGATCGGCGCATGCCGTAAGCGACACTAAAAACACCAATAAAATTAGGCTATTTTTCACTTTGTTTTAGTTCTACTACGGGACGCGCAAGAAATTCGGCGTGTTCTTCTTCGGTCATTTCGCGTATTTCGTCGTCGATTTGTATTAGTGGTCGTGTCATGGGTTATGCCTTTCGGTATCCGTAAACGGTAATAGTTCCGCCTGTCATTGTGCCAGTACTAGGTGACAAAGTGAAAGCAGTGTAGGAAGTAGCGTTGTCTAAATAGCCGTTGCCTGTACCACCGTTAGATGCGTCTGAGTATTGCGTAGCAATAGCAGTTCTATTTGCTGTAAAAGGGTTGTAAACGTTGGCAGTTAATCTGGCGTAGTTTGTGTTCCCTGCACCTACAAAACTAAAAATAGCTCCGTTGTTATCGTTCACATTTGCAAACACAGTTGCAGAGCTGTAAGGATTGTAAATAAAACTAAAATAATAGCCTGCTGTTGTTGCGCCAAGTTGTAATCTAATGTTTGTTGCCGCGCTTAAAACACCACCTGTGTAAGTTATTAGGTAATTGTCGTAATCTGCTAAAAATGCGCTAGAGACAGCAACGCTTGCTACGCCTGCGCCGACGGTTGTAGATTTGACATACACTAAACCCGCATTGGCTAAATATGTATTGGTGTCGCTAGCGTTTAGTACCTCGCCAGCTGTAAATGTTTTAACTGCCATTATGGGAAACCTAATCTATTTTGGTCTAAAACGCCGAGAGTAGTTGAGTTAAGCGTAAACGGTGTACCCAACGACGGCGATAAAAACAACTGTACCGTAGCATAATCAGGGTAAAACGTGGTGTTTATGCCTTGAATAGCGGCCGTTGCTGTTGCCCCGCGAAACGTGACAGATACCGCCGACCCGAGTTTCATAGTTGCCGACGGGTCGGTGTAAACGCTGGTTGTCGAAAGCATGGCAAGATTAGTACAAGTCGGGGCGGCCATTGTGTTAGTTGATATTGAGTACGGTACAGCTGTCGCGGTTGCCTGCATGTTAATTATGTACCCGGCAAGGCTTAGCGCGTTTGCCTCGCTTTCGCTGTATGTGTCATAAACTAGGGTGTTGTATGGGGCCACGCCGCTACTGGCCGTCTGTGTCGTTACTAGCCCTGTGGAAGTTACTTGCACTTGCGTAAATGTGTTTTGTACCGAGCTAATAAATTGCACGTCGTTAAACGCAAAACCGCTGCCCGTGTCGGTAAACGTGTAAGTAGTTGCGCCTTGACCTTGTGCGTAAGTAGTTGCGGCGCTTTTTTCGGTGCCGTAGGCAGTTACTCGAGTAGTTCGTAAATTATCTAAATCGTCTAGGAAAAGTTGGCCAGTTCGTAGCAACTGGTTTATTACATCTAGCACCTGAAAGTCCGATAAAATGTTACCCGAGCATCGCGGAAATCTAGATACCCCGCCTACCGGGTCGCAACGAACCAGTATGTTTACGCCTAATTGACCTATTGCGTCTGTGCAAAAAGTATTTACGATAAAGTCAGAATTAACGGTGTTTTTAGCTATTGCGCCAGTTGCGCCGGTTGCTGTAATTGTGATCCTGTCGGCGGGTGCCACGCCGCTTACCGTGTTGTACGGTATGGAATACTGGCGCTGCACGTCGGTAATGGTGCCTACAAAATACGCCGGGGAACTACCCGAATTTGCATTACGTACGTCTATGAATTGACCCACGGCCAGCGGTACGGCATAAGTAGCGGCGGGTATTAAATCTATTACGCAACTTGTTTGGGTAAAATTGTCCGAGAAACGCTGGCGGCCGCGGCTAATAGATACCGATTGAATACCCGTTAAAGACGTGTACGCGCCGTTAAGGGTTGCGCAATAGTTTACGGTAGGCGTCGTGTATGACATTAGGCCGATACTCGAATAGGTACCGAGCCGTTTAGCTGCATGTAGCGGCGTAGGGCGTCTACTACGGCCTGCGGGTCGCCGCCGTTTACTTGAATAGTTACGTTTGTGTCGCCTCCCATATTGCCCATTTGGCTTAACGGTATGACAGCTTCGGGGCCGCTGCCCTCGCCAATTATTGCTAGCGTGCCACCGGGGCGAGCAGGAACTATCCCGCCTTCGGCTAGCGTGGCGATACCGCCCACGTTGAAATTGGCTAGCGGGTTAGCAGCGCCGCCGCCCATAAGGTTGCTGGTTTCGCTTCTAAAGCCGCTAGTAAGGTAGCCAACACCTGCGGCGCTTTTAATCCCTTTAAGGCTTATTGAGTAGTTTTGTACTACCGAGTCGATACCGGCTACTAGGTTTTCGCCTGCGTCTATCCCGGCTTGGTAAAACGCTTCGGCGCTGTTTATTCCTACGGTGTCTGCGATGCTTTGTACGTCTGCCGTTAGGTTGTTTGCCTCGAGAATGTTACCGGCACCGCTTAAAAGCTCGGTGGCGATTGCGCTACCAGCGTCTACGCCAGCTGCTAACACTTGCTGTAGGTTTACTTCGGATAGACCGCCAGCTACTAGGCGGTTAATTAGTACGCCAAAATCTTTAACTTTTAGGGCTTGCTTACGCAAGTTTTCCATAAACGTTAGTGGGGCGTTTTGGGTAACTCTTAACCGTTCATTAGCAGACGCTAGATCGTCGTAGGCTGCCGTTAACGCTTCGGGGTCGCTGCCTTGCCATGCTTTATTTACAGCGGCTTGAGCTTTAGCAACGTCGCCTGACGCTTGCGCTACGGCCTCTAAATTGTTGCTGGCCGATTGTTGGGCGTCGCTAAAACTGTACGACGATTTAACAGCGTCGGAAATTGAAGTAGCAAAATCGTTAAAATTTTCTATGGCGTCGTTTAGTTGGGTGTTGGCAGCTTCTAACGCGGCTACCATTTCTTGCCGCAAAGTGTCTTTAAGTTTTACTAACTGTTCGGCTAGGGCTTTAGCGGCGGCTTTTGTTCTTTTTAATGCCTCGGTGTTTTTGTCAATATTAGGATCTATGGGCGGCAGCGTCGGCGGCGGTGTTTTAGCTGGTTTAGGTGCTTTAGCCGCTTTATCTAAAATGTCTTTTAGCTTGATAGCGCCAGCTGCAATAGCGGCGATACCAGCAAGCGCGGTAACAATACCGATACCGGTTGCGATTTGTACGGCAAAGAATGATGACGCTAGGCCAGCGTTTACAGCGGTTGTAATGATTGCAGCGGCGTTCCATATTGCCATAGCGGCAGTCGTTAAAACTACGGCACCAGCGATAGTGCCCAAAACGGCTGCAACGATAACTAGAAACCCGGTGTTATCTTGCGCCCATTGGCCTATTTTGATTAAGCCCGGTAGTAAATAATCTATGGCGGGGCTTAGCTTTTCGCCTATGCCCTCTATCGTTTCGTCTACGGCTATTTTAAGTTTCTTAAAACCACCGGCGGCGGTGTTGGCTGCGTCCTCGCTGGCACCCTTAAAATTTTCTTTAAGTACGGCCAGTACTTCGGAGAATGTGCCCCCGCCTTTAATGAGCGCCGCTATCTCGGGGCTTAACGATTTAAGGCCTTTAGTGTTGCCTGCATACCCACGCGCTAACGCGTTTGTAACGGTCGCTAAATCTTTACCGGTACCAGCCGAAATATCTAAACCGACGGCTAGTAGCTCTTGAGCCATTGCCAAATTTTTTGTACCTAGCAATAGTGACGATAGGGCTGGTCTAAGTTCGTCATCGGCTACGGCCGCTGTTTGAGACAAAACGCTTATGTAGTCCTCTGTGGCGGCTATGGTTGCCTCTGTAGCGCCCGTAGTGCGTACAAGGGTGCCTGCTAGTAGCGCCTGCGCCGCGCTGTCTTGTATGAACGCTTTAGTAGCGATTACGGCTACAGTTGCTAAACCAGCAAGCGCGGCCGTAGCTGGTATGGCTGCCTTTTTAATGCCGTAGGCGGCTTTTTCCGAATTGGTTTTTAACGCCTTAAATTCTCGGGCGGCTTTATCGAAACCTTTAGTATCTAGGCTCGAGAGAATAGGAATGTTAATAGCCATTTAGCGGTGTTCTATCTTTAGGTTTCTATTCATTTTGGCAGATACTCGGTCAATTATTTTGGATAGTTCGCTTTGTACTGCTGGCATAACGGCCACGACGCCCGGGGTAAGCGATCGAGACGCCCGAGGGTTAGGCCCTTCACCTTCGGTTATTAGGTTTGTAACAAACTGTGAACCTTGATTTATGCCGGCGTGATCCCATAGGGCAGCTGCGGCGTCTTTTTGTTGAGCAACCAGCAGCGCATAGGGGCGAGCCTTAAAATCTACGGTTTGTGTGTAAGCGTTATTTATGCGGCGGCCGTCAAGTATTAGCGGGCGCTTAAAAGTTACGGTACGTTCACGGCTGGCGCGTTTGCCTACAACAGTTTTAACGCCGTTAGTAACCTTTTTAATGTCATAAATAGTTTCGTTACGGCCCTTAATCATTGAGCCTCGAGCCATACCCGATAGCGGGTAGTCCTTAGGGATCATTGACCGCGCCGAGTCTACGACCATACGGCCCGCGCCTGATTGTATGTCTGTAGTTATCTGACGCCTAAATGTGGGGTCAAATTTGTTTAGTTCGGCCAGCGTTTGCTGTAGGCCGAATACTTGCGCGCTAGCGGCGACGGGCATTAGATCGCTCTCGATCGCGGGCTTGAGTGTTTAGAACATCTACTACGGTTGCTAAATCGGCTGCGTCGAAATCTATCGCCGGTGGCCAGTAGTGAACCGCTACCAGTAGTTCGGCTAGTTGTCGGCGGTAGCTGCCGACTCTGTAGGGTTTGGGTTTTCACTATCTACAACTTCCAGCGCGGAACACTCTTTAATAAATTGGTCGAATGAAACCGGTACTACTACATTAGCCATTTTACTAGCTTCGTATGCCATGTACGCTAGGTGTTCCATTGCTACGCCGCTTGCTAGATCGCTGGCGCGCATTTTGTATTTACGTTCCCATAGTACGACCACCATTAAATTAGTTTGTACGTCGTAGGTGCCGTCGTTGCGGGTTACTCGTATGGTTATGTTCATTGTCGGGCCTTTGTTTAGGTGGTTAGATTAGGAAATGTCGAGCGAGTAAACCCCGCCGGTACATACGATATCCATAGTATTAAGCTCGCCTAGCGCAAAGTTCACCGGTAGCGAAGCGAGAAATGTGCCGGTTAGGGTCATTCCGGGATTGGTGGCCGAATAGGTGCCCGGTGTTGCTGGCGCTTCGGGTGACACAATAACGGTAAAGGTGGTGCCTACTAAACCGTTAAGCGTTGCCCATGTTTCGGTAGCTGCAAACGATCCGTAAAACGAAAGAGTAAGCGAATGGTCGCCTAAACCTTTTACGTACACATTGTCTACGCCGCCGAACGCTGTAGCTGTGAGCTGTGCGTAGTCGATAGAGAAATTAGCCGCGGTGCATTGGTCGGACATATTAACCGAGTTAATAATTACGTGCGGGTTGCTTAAAAGTGTGCTGGTAGCCATAGGGGTTAATCCTTTGTATCGGTTTCTGTGTCGGTGTCTGTCTCTGTTTTAGCAGATTTGGCGGCCTTAGTGGTGGAACTACGACCAATAAACCCGCCAGCTATTAGCGCGTCAATGTTTACGCCGTCGGCGGGGTCGTATTTTGCCCCCGGTGTGCCTAGTCGCTCTGAAAGAATTACGTACATTTTGTGCCTAACTTGTTTGCGCTTGTATGTTTATGTTTAGATCGTAGGCGGGTAGCTCTACGCCCCCGATAATAGCCATAGTGGGGCGTCCGTCGGTGACACCTACAGACGCGCCTAATACTTTTGCGGCTAAGTTCATTAGCGACCGTTGGGCGTCTAGGTTGCCGGGGCCTAAAGTTATGCACCGGACGGGGAAAGACATTTTAACTATGTTGCCGTTAAAGGCCTGAAATGTTGGCGCGTCAATAAAGACGCATGGGGGTACAAGGTTACGCGGGTCGGTTACTACCTGTATGCCCGTGATGGTGGCAAGTTTCGCCGCTAGGTCGTCTAGGCACTCGTTAAACAGGTCTGTAAAGGCTGGTACGGGCATTACGCAAGGGTTGGGCGGTCAATACCCAATAGTTGTTTAATGGTGCCGTTAAGGCCGTTGGTGCTGGCGGTGCCGTAGCCGTCAAAGGTAGCCATATCTTGCAGGCCGCCGCGCTGGCGGTACAGCGCGCCGCCGTATTGGGTGGTGCCTAGTTTTACTGCACCGTTCGGGGCGGTCGCTAGCACGTCTTGGTACCCCGCAATTTTTCTACGAGTAAAACAAAATTCGTTAGCGGCAGCTGCACAGACAATAAGAAACGCGGCATCTCCGGCGGTCGCTGTGCCTATGCCTAACCAGTCCTCGATATCGCCAGCTGTGATCCATTGACAGGCCACTAGGTCATTAGTGACAGTACCGGTAGACGCGCTGCGTTCTACGTCATCGGCGGTTAGCGCGTAAATGATTTGGTACGGCACCGGCTGGTTGTAGTCGTACTCTAAATCGCCCTCGGTGCTTACCCCAATAAAAAGATATTCGGGCGTTGCGTAAACTGTGCGCGATCCGTTAAACGTGGCATTTACCCCGGCGACGGTGACAGCATCGCCGGGGTCTATGTCGTGTTGCTCAAGTAACTGTAAAGACGCGTAATTATTTATTAACGTCTTGTGCGTAACTGTGTAAATAGCCATGGCGGCTAACCGCCTTTCGGGCTAAACGAACTTAACGAACTTAGTAGCGTCTCTCATTGAGCCTGCGGCATAGCCACGCCACGCAATCGTCCTTGATAATGAGGACGGTACATCGATACTAATTGCGCCCTTAGGCTGCTCGAAGTAGTGGTATCCAGCGGCCGGGCCTGCTGCGTGTCCCATAAACGAGCCGGGTGCGTTCTTGTCTACAACGAGTACAAGGCCTAGAGGGTTGCCGTTCCATGTGTTCGCTGCTGCGTTGCCTGCTGCGTTTTGTCCCATGAGGTTAGGTGCACCCGTGTATGGGAATACAGGGCGGTTTTGATCGTCTACGCTGCTTGAAAGTGCTTGCCAGCTGGCAGGTGTTACGAACATGTGGGTAGGCAAGTAGTTAGAGGTTTCCGAGATTTGGCGGGCACCGTCGTAAACGGCTGCTACCCAATCTGCACCAACGGCGGTGTCGGCTACTGAACTTGTTTGTGTAATTGCGCTGTGGCAGTTGTCTACGGCGTAGTTGTCGGTGGCCTGTCCGTATGCAATAGCGAGCTGCTCGAGAACGATATTAAGCGACGCGGGATCTGTCCAGTCGAGATCCTGCTCTGACATGGTGACGTATGTACCGAATGTCAGTTTAGAAACGTCGGTGTTTGACACGGTTACGGTAGACGGATCAAGCGTTGTATTTTCGCCGCCTTGCTGCGTTACGACAGGTCGTACGGTAATTTTTGGCAGGCGGAACGTTGCCCCGGCTGTTGGCATGGCGCGGGTGCCGATAGCACTTACGAAAGGGCGCACCGGGTTAAGTCCGTCGTACACGGTACCCGTGATGATTTCGGGCAAGATGCCGGGTGTGCTAGAAGTGTCGATAAATGGCGCGGCGGCTTTAATCTGCGCGTTGATCTGTGCAAATTCTGACGGGCTAGACGCATACGCGGCCATGTATTGCGCGGCGCTAGGCATAGTGAAACGCTTAGGCGCTTCGGCCCAAATTGGCGCTGTTGGTGTTGCTGCCTCTACGGCTGCTACTTCGGGTGTCTTTTCCATTTCGGGGGTTTCCTCATCTAGTGGGTTTTCTTGATTATTGTCTATTTCGTCGGGGTTGTGGTGGATACTTGCCGACGCGTAAACCTCGGTTATTTTCGCTGCTGTAAATGCCGGCTGTGGCACTAGCGAAATCTCGTCTACGGTAGCTGCCGTAATGCGCATGGTGCCCGCGTCGTCGGTTGTCCATTCTTGCGGGGTGATACCTACGGACACGTCAAGCACCCCGTCTGCTGAAAGGGTCAATGCTGTATCGCCTAGCGGGGTGGCGCTAATGCGGGCAGAAAATAGCAATTCGTTAGGGCTTGAGTTATCGAGCTGTGTAACAATGCCGACGGGTTGGCTCGAGTCGTGGAACATGTAAACGCGTGGCATGCGATCGGACGCGGTAAGGCTGCCCGGCTCAAATAGCACAGACTCGCCCGAGGATACAGACGCGGTTACGCCATACGGGGCGGCAATGCCCATAATGACACGTTGCCCGGCGCGGCTGCCGTCCGGTGCTGCGGCGTCTACGGTAATTGCGGTAGCAGTTAATTTAATCATTACCTAAAGGTACTCTAACTGTCTCTGTTAATGTCGGCATTTCGTCGGGCATGTCTGCGCCGTAGTCGCCCATGTAATCGGCCGCTAAATAGGCTTTAGGGTTTAGGCGTACATAGGTACCGCGGGGTAGTACGTTGTCGCTGCTCAATGTCTCGCTAATACACGTGGCGTAGGCCTTGCATGCAAATAGCCATAACTGCTGGCGGGCGTCGGCATTGTTTGAGTAGTTGTAACCACCTATTGAAAGGTTGCATAAAAACCCGGGGATATTGGCTAGGCGTGACATCTCGAGCGCTTGAAAGTTACGGGCCTCGCTTAATAGCATTTTGTCGGGGGTGGCGCTGGTTTCGCTGTAGCTCAAGTGTTCCGAGATTGCGGCCACGCTGTTAGACATGCGCGCCACGTTAAAGGCTTGCGCCATTTGCGCTAGTTCCTCGCTACTTAACGGTTGGCCGCCAGTTTGTTTAAGTACGCCCGACGGCTGTACTGCTACGGCGTTTCGGTTAGCGGCTTGCTCAAGTTTTAGCGCGGTGTCGATAGCGCGCGGGGCTACGGTAGTTAGCGCTTGAATAGGGCTAATGAATTGAATAACATCTTTGTAGTCAAGCGGTAAACCTAAAAACATTAGCTGTTTAGACGGGCCGTAACTTATCGCCCCTTGCTGATCCATAGTGGTTACTAGGTTTGCCGGTAAACGTTGGAACGATGCCGGGTAGCCGTCGGCCGTCCTACTTTTAACGTGTAGGTAGGCGACGCCCATAAAAAATAAATCGTCAAATAACCAGCTAAACGTAAAGTTATTTGTGTTGTCAGGGTCTAAACGTTGTAACCAGCTGCGGGGCGCTAACGGGATTTCTTCCATTTCTTCGCCGTTCCATTGCAGGGTGTACATCTCGAGAGGTAGGCAACCGATGACCGACGCGATGAGATCACGGGCGCGGCTAATAGTTGGGACGCTCATACATTTAGCGCGGGCACCATCTTCGGCATACGCAAAATATGGCGGGCCTATTTGGCTTGCGCCTTGGTTGCCTTGCTGTACGTAGCCGTAACCTACAGCTGCTTTTACTTCAGGTTCGGCCATGCCGTAAACGGGTTTTGTGTCGCGACGAAATAAAGCCATAGGCGCATTATGCCACAAGGTTTAACCGTTGGGGTGGAATTGGGGCGCCCGACGCGCCCCAAAACCGACATAACACTAACCGTTACTAAACGCCACTATGGGTTTAGCGTTATTTGCCGGGCGTGAAACCATAGCTACAGCGAACACCATAGCGCGCCCCATTTCAATAGGGCCACTAGATCGGGCACTAGATAGGGCTACGGTTTGCTGGTGGCGTACAAGTACGGCGCGTTCGGTCTGTTCTATTAACGAAATCTCGCCCGAGTGTGCTACGCGTCCCTCAACAATTAAAGCGCGTACGCCTTGCGTCCATCGTCCTAATTCTCGATAGCCAACTATGGCGCGGCGGCTGTCATATTCGCGGGGACATGAAATCTCAAAAGGTGGCGTAATGGTTAGCTGTAGCGACGGGTCGCGCATCTGTTCGGCTATCTTTTGCCACGCTGCCGCAAGGCTGTCCACGTCAAAAGCAACAGTAACTAACGACCGGTTGCCGTCTTGTACTGCTCTAATGCCCACGTATCTAGTTCCGTCTAATGAAGTTTCTACGCTTAATGTTCCGCCCTTAGGTATCGGGTCGGTAGTGGCACACGACGCCCATAGTCCCGGCTCAAGCCATGCCGTCGTGCTGGCCGTCCAAATGTTTACAGACGATCGTAGAAATGCCGACCGGTTAGGGGCTTTAGCTTCGGCGTGTAAAACGTCAATAGTTAAACCGCCACGACCGATAGACGGGTTAGCCATTTTCCACGCTTCGGGTGTCATCGGGTCAAGCGTCGCCGGGGGTGACCATTCCGCAAAATACATAGGGCCTACCTCGCCCGCGTCTATCTGCCGTAAACCCTGACCACGCCAACGTAACAGCGCATGGCTATTTTGTGTACCAGCGGTAGAAACCATTAAACAAATAGGGTTAGTAACAGCACGTTGAGTAGGCAAAAGCCCGGTATCTATCGCGTCTTCGGAAATGTCCCACGCCTCATCAATGTAGAGGCACCGCGCCGGGGCGGTAACTGTGTCGCTATTTCGGTAGCCCACAAACTTGATTTAGCGGTAGCCATGTTTAAGTATTTGGCCCCAATTCTGCAAAAGCAATTCGGCGCTAAAGTTTCGTGGTCGTACGGCCGTAACGAATTAGAGCTACACGGCAACCGGTGGATAGTTAGAGCTGCTACCCCGCAAGCGGGCCACGG